CCGTTACAATATTCTAACGCATCCTCTATCCAAGGCTTACAACGCTCTAGCTCTGGGCTTAGTTTATATGAATGCGTCATATCGTTCATCCGTGCATCCTTGTAATATGCAGCGTTGTTGCTGGCGCTGCTGGACTGAACGCAGTTGCGGCAGAGGCATCTAGCGATCCGCTTGTACTATCTACCGCCCACATAACTTGCAAATAATCGCCAGCGCTTACATCAAACTTCGCGGAACGTGAAACAACAACTGTCGCATCGTTTTGGTGCAAAGAATAGATGATTGTGTTGTTGGGTGCATCCGTTCCGTTTAGGCGAGGCCAAAAATAAAATTTCACCGTGCTTGATGACGATGACGCAATTTGCGCTGAAAACATCACAAGATATTCACCCGCCTCATCAAATACAATCTTGCTGTTATCTGTCGCATCCCGATCAATACCAACATTACCCGTAGGCGCATCGTACGTTATTGCGTACGCTGTATTTGCTGATGCAGCAGTAACATCCGTTGTGCGATAAAAAGAGGCGTGACCATCCTCAAGAATAACTTGCACAAATGCACCATCCTTAGAAACAACGGGATAGCCATTGCTTTGATCCCAAAGAAGAATGCCGTTTTCTGATGCACTGTCATTTGTCGCTTTAAATCTCAACGACGACCAAGACCGTTGTAACGTAAGTATTAACTGCTTTGCCCAAAGCGTGATATTTGGCCCAACAGGTGGGAAGCTGGGTGTTGTCATCGCCCACCCCTAGCCTTGGTTTCTAGCCTTGGTATGCCAAAACGCCAATCATTTAGATCGCTACCAATGACGCGCATTCTAACCTGCCTGCCCACAAACCGCATAGAGGTAGGGTTGCTCATTGTGAACGGCCCGTAAGTGCGCTCTGTGTCGTTAGGGTAAAACCTCGTTTTAAAAGACGTTGTAACTTGGCCTTGCGTTTTTTCGTCAGGTATCATTTGCGTTACGCTCATGACCTGATCGCCAGCGCCAATGGAGATCGGGCCACTCTCTGCAAAGATAGATGCGCCATCATGGTTTTGCGCTACTTCCTGATTATAAGCCTTGCCCGCTGGTGAGAACCAGATTGGATTTTCAAACACGCCATTATCTACACCAGATGTGCGATCTAGATCGCCAATCATCCAGTGACCTTCACGGTAATTGTATGAAACGTACTTATCGCATTCTGTGCTTGATGAACTAGGATAGAACCACCAAATTTCTGAATGCCTACCATTGGTGACAGCATGTACCTTTGATTTTTGGTCTGAGTTAATGTCGTTAAACACATAGTCAGCAACATCACACGGTAGCGCCTCTACTGTGTTGCCGCGATACATAAAGAAGCTCTCACGCCCCATCCAGAATGCACCAATATCTGCTGCCGCTGCTGCATGTCTTGAAATAGCGCCGCAAGACGAACCCACACGCTCAAACCCATAGACAAACGGTGGGCCTTGGTATGAGGCAGTATGTGCGTCAATGTCTGTAAGGATTAGTGCTTGGCTGCGAACACGAATGCCCTGCATAATTCTTCCGCTGGTTTGCAACTCAAGATCACCAGCTTCGTTGGTTGCTGCCGCTGTCCATGTCGTATTGTCCTCACGGTCACACCACTGCACCTTGCGAGGATTGCCGCCTGCGCCTAGCGCAAAGATAAATCTTTCCTCTGTGACTAAAATGCCAAGATTATCTGTTGGCGCATTAGAAACAATTGCAGCAGGGTTGGAAGTGTTTAGCGTCCACTCATAGATGTAACCATCTGTATTTGCGCAAGCTACTAGGTATTCACCCCAGTTATCTACAGACCAGCTTGTACAATCCTCAAGTGTGCCGCCCTCTGGCCTCTGCACCCCATAGTATGCAGTACCGTAAGTGCCGCCGCTATAGCCCCTATTAGACGTAGCATCTACGTTGCCAGCAGTATAACCAGTTGGCGTAATCGCAACAGGTGTACCGCTTGCAGGTGCAATGAACAGGCCGTTGGCTGTACCCGCTGCAATGAACCTATCACCGCTGAGATCGCGCCAAGCATGGGTTCCTCTGATTGGATCGCTTGTAATTGTGGATCGCAGTGTCCACCCGCCTACTGGCTGCATGACATTGTTTGACCAACGCACAAGGCTTGCATCACGCCAGCGCCCTGCCGATTGCATATCAGTGCCGTTTCTGAATACGCCTGACGGTATTTGTAGCGGTGTTAATGGCATTATGTCACCTCTATTATGTCGCCGTAATTGGATCCACTTGAACTGCTATCAGTGAATAATGCATCGCCAAAGCCATCGCTGGTAAACTTGTATATCGCAAAATTTGATTGCTGGGCTGACATAATTACATTACCAGTTGCATTAAACTTTGTGTTGTTTGGCGTTCCCCCATTGATACCTGCTGGTATTGAGAATTGTGAACCAAATGAATTTCCAGAGGATATTTCATATACAGGCACATAGGTGCGAGGCAAAACCCCATCACCGCATTGAAACACAACAACATTATTGCGCCCACTGATGTCTACACCAAGAGGCGTTAAGTCGCTCAACGAAACACTATCCGTTGTCGTACCAATGCTAGAACCGTCAAATGGAAAAATATTTGCACCGCCGCCGCTTAGTTGCCCATGTGTGACGAAAATAGTATCGTCTGCTGACAGGTCTGCCCGTATAGAGCCATATGACACTGTGCCATGCGTATAGCTATCACCCAGCCCTAACGATACGCTCCACTCTTGAATATCAATCGGGCCACTATTCCCAGAGTTTCTGTGTCTTAGGATATAATTACCAGACTTAGAAAACTTTAAAACTTTCATTGTTAATGAATTGATAACAGAGCCTATGCCAGTAGAGCTAGAAAAGTTTCTCAACTCTGTGTCGCCTGTAGAGGTTACTTGTACTGCAATGGCATCTCCCGCTGGACTTATGTCTATTATTCTTCTGCCACTTAATGCGGAACCTATTTGGCTTCCAAAACCAGTATCTTTGTCCCAGCCGTAAATTACAGTTTGAAGGTTTGTCGTATCGTAATAAGCAATGCAGTCACCAACAGGTGAAAATTTTACATCCGCTGCTGAAACTACCAACGTATCTTGCGTGACAACGCCACTGCGTTTCCATTCATACGAACGAATACCAGTACCTGAGAAGTACCTAAGAATAAATGTTCTTGAGGCGCTTGTCTGACTAGAGCCAGCTATAAGAAGCTCTCTTACGCTCATGACATATCTTGCCCTGCTGTAAAGCCATACCAATTTGTGCCGCCATCGTGGGTAAATAGCACAAATATATCCACTGAGCCGCTTCCGCTGGTCAAAATGGGGTCAAGCCCATCTTGCCATTTTACCGCAGCAGGCCATGTTATTTCATAGTCAGACGACCCCTGCACAACTTTTAGAAGGCACGAATACGATGCACCTGAAGGCACATTGCTAAAAGATACGGTGGTTGCGCCTGTTAGCGTAATTGAGAAAGAGTTTGCAGTCTCACAATCCAGTGATGGCGTTGTGCCGCTCAAAGTGCTGTGAGTTTCTAAATATGACGCAGCCTTTAAGTCACCAGTTAGGCTAACCGCATTTGCGGCAGATGTTGTGACAGCCTTGCTTGCTTCACCTGTGCCTAAAGTTGTTATGTCAAGATAATTAAGCTCTGTTGCCGTAGCTGTTACGCCATCAAGAATGTTTAGCTCTGCCGCTGTTGATGTAACAAGAGTGCCGCCCACCTTCCACAATCCCAAATCTAAATCTGGCTTGATTGCAGTTGTTCCGTCCAGCAGATCATCTAAGCTATCAAAGTTAGTATTGATCTTTGTACCCCAAGTATCTTCTGATGCACCTACCTCTGGTTTTGTGAGGCTGTACGTTGTGGTGTTGGTATCTGCCATTTTGCTCTCCTACGCCGCGTTTGACCAAGTGTCGCTGCTATCGGCTATATCTGTCCATGTATCTGTTGGGGCAGTTACTTCAGTCCAAGTGTCACTGCTGTCTGATTGTGCTGACCACACAGTATCATCATCTGCCTGTTCTGTCCAACTATCCACCTCTAACTCTTGGAAGTCCCATGCAAAACGCGCAGGCAAAGTTGGTACGCCAGCCGTGATTTCATCTACTCTGAGTTTGTAGAGCTGGAAGAAGGGTAAAGTGTCTACAACAGGTGTTGCTGTAATATCTAAAAATGTAAAGTTGCTTCTAACGGAAACAGTAATACTGTCTACGCTTGGCGCAGCAGTGGATATTTCATCGCCAGCAAAGTTATAGACAAAGCTAAGTGTGAGGTTTTCTACAGTTGGCGCAGCACTTGTAATCTCTGTCGCTGTGAGATTAGACGTAACCGATACTGGTATGCTGTCAATAACTGGCGCATCTGAGGCAATGCTATCCGCAGTAAAGTTTGACGTAACCGATACATCAATTTGGTCTATCGTTGGATTAGATGAAATCGTATCCGCTGGGATAATCGTTTCATCCTCAAACATTGTCACAATGTCAACGAGAACCGCGCCTGTAGTTATTTCAGTTGCCGAGAAATTGTAAATCGGGCTTATGCTTATCGCATCAACAACAGGCGTTGTCGTTATGTCATCAGCGACACATGGGTTAGTAATAAGTGCAGTTGGGCTATCTACTACTGGAGCGCCAGCAGTTATTTCGTTAGCAGAAAACTCGTAGTTAATCTTGGAAACGTCATCTGCTAACGGTGCTGATGCTAATGCGACAAAGCCAAGCATTTAACTATTCCTTACGGTTTCGTAGGCCAATCACTATCAGACAGGTGAGGCCAGTTTGCATGTGCTGTTATATCTCGTAATGCCTGTCGGTACGACGATTGTTCAGCAGTCATAGTGAGGTCAGAAGATGCCCACCAATCTGTTTCTGCTAATAAGTCATTCCGCATTGCCCTCATCATTTCGGCTTGCTCTGCGTCAGGTATTCTACCCCACGGCACATCTTTTTCGGCAGCAGCTACAACACCAATGACTTCCTCTGTGCCATCGCCCTTAATAGACACATGGTCATAGTCGCCATCATCTCTTAATCTTAATATTGTGTAACTTCCCATAGTGTGTCCTTAACCGTCTGCTATTGACCAAGATACCGCTCTGTGCCATGCAATGTTGCCTGATAGTGGCTTAAATCTTAGCCCTGTTATTTCATGTTCATCTAACAACTTGGCATTAAATAAAGCATGAGCCATAACACCGTTGCTCTGCTCATAGCTTGTTTGACCATATATGGTCACGGCGTTCATTGCAGGAGATGTTGAGTAACCGATGCTAGAGTTGTGTATCCATATCATGCACCTCATCCATTCCCCCGTAAAGCTATCGGTGGCAAGAGCGCCTAAATCCCAATAATTCGTAACTATTTGTGTTGAGTTTTGACTTCCAAAAGAGCTTGTTGTTGAGTGCGTCCATGTTTTGTAACGTACATCTGAAACAGCAGTAGAGTTCATCGCCTCAATTCTAGCGTTACCGTTGCTAGTTTCTGTTGAGAAAGCAAATTGAGCAACAACAAGGCTAACACTTGCTGTATTATCTAGGTCAATTGTAAAGCTACTGACGGCACTTTCATTAATAGAACTATCATGTCTAAATAGACCTTGTGCGGTATAATCTACACTCATACTACGCCCCTATCTTTTCTTTGAGCAGATCAATTTCTGCTTGTTGTTCTTTGATTGCGGAAACAAGCAAAGCAATCACGCCGTTGTAGTCTATGGACTTAATGCCCTCACTGTTTTCTGTGACGGCCTCTGGAACAACCTTTTCAACCTCTTGTGCAACTAAGCCAGCATTGCGCAATTCTGGTGTCTTGATGAAGTTGTAAGTGTAGCCATTTATTTGTGAAATTTTTTGCAGCGCACCATCAATGTCTAATAGGTTTTCTTTCAGGGTAATGTCTGATGTTGCGGTATATTGGTTTGCACTAACATTGCCAGACATATTCCAATTACCTGCGCTGGTTGTATAGTTATTAGCATCCATAAATTGCAGAATATCAGGATCAGCACCCTCATCGCACCGCATCAGTTGACGACCACCGCAGAAAATACGGAAGTCGTCTGCTGCGCCAAAGCCTAAATAGCTATTAGTGTCGCCGTCATGGTAAATATAATTACCTACCCTAATTGAACTAGTAACACGGGCATTGCCCGTAACGTCAAATTCATAAGCTGGGTTGGTCTTATTAACGCCAACCCGATCATTTGTGCTATCTACATATAAAACGTCAGTGTCTACAGTTAACCCTGCAAACGAGGGGCTAGATGTAGTAAGTACAGCTTGGTCAATAGAGCCAGCAATGTCTACACCATCAACTGTGCCTGAGACCGTGATGTTGCCTGTAACATCAAGGGGCTTTAACGCATCAATACTATCTTCATAAAGGGTCAAAACATTTGTAAGAGTTGTAACCGTGCCACTTGTTCCCGTACCTAGCTCAAAATACATTTGGGCGTTGCCAGACGTAGTGTTGTCGGTGTTTACCTCAATTCGTGCGCACTGACCATTTTGTTCTGGAATTTTGTCTTTGTGGTTAAAGGTAACGTTTGCATTCCCGCCACCATCATTAATTGTCAGTGCAACACCGCCAGACCCCTTTCCTGACTGTAGGTCACCAGTAGTTGCGTAATCCCCAGTTCCCGCCGCTTTAGCTGTAAGGTTATCAAAGGTATGTGTGTGACTGTCATTCGCAACTACAATCGCATCGTATGTGCCACTTACATCACCGCCGAATGTGGTGCTTGTATTTAGGTAATAACTACCTTGTTGCCCGTCTAATAAATCGGCATCTAGACCAGAGCCAGAGCCATCTACTGTCTTGATAGCAGTTAGTATCTCAGCAGCAGTCTGATCGGCTGTAGCACCTGTTTCAATACCGTCTAGCTTAGTGCCATCTGCCGCAATATCACGCCCATCAACTGTGCCAGTAACAGAAACATCTCCCGTTCCAACAGCAACTGTAAATTTTACAGCATCATTGTTATCTACAACTTTTACGCCGCCACCTGTAGACTTTAGATGTAAAGCACCTGTGCCACTATCTGACACATAACTATTGCTGCCATCGTGGTAAATTTGAAGATCAGAGCTTGCGCCGAAGATGGCTTTGTCATTATCGCCAAAGGATACATTGCCACTAAAAGTCCCGCCGCTTGACGGCACAATATCATCAGCCGCCGCCGTGATAAATACAACCGCATCGCCAGAAAGGTTAATTTCATTGTCTGAGTTATTGCTTTCTAAGACTGTGCGTGAAAGCGTTGTCGTAGCATGGGTGTAAGTGCCAGTGCCGATTTCCCAGTTATCGCCATCTTCTATCGTGTAGCGTACAGTCTCGCCATCTGACACACCGCCATCAGCAAAGGATTGGTAGCCCGTTACAGCACTGCCCAATACAATATCGCTAGTACCAGTGGTTGCCGTAGCTACCTTAACTCTATTGGCTAAAACAACCATATTTCACCCACTTATGAAGGATCAGGAATTTCTACATCAAAAGCTGTAACGGTAAACGTGTTGCCAGAAACCACACTCTGCGATGTTGTCAGTGAGCCAGTACAAAGCAAGCGCGTATTTGATGTATCAGTAACCGCATAATGCGTTGCCGTGCCAGACCCTGTTACGCTGCCATCCGTAATCGCTGCGCATGTTGTCTTGCGACCTGATGTGTCGCCATCTTGCGGTGCGCCAAATGCAACTGAGGTGCTATTGCCCAGCGTGTATGTGCTAGTCGCCTCTGTGTAGCTTGTCACTTCCTGAGATGTGATGTCTATGCGATTGGCTTCTGTGTCTAACTTAGACAGCGCTGCATCCAATACATAATCTGATATGGTTGCCATGTGTTTCTCCTAGTATGTGTTGACCTGCATACGCAGCCCAGAGCCGCCAAATTTAGCTTTGTCGTTGTTTGCATTTATACCATCAATTGCACTTTGGTACAACGATGACCATAATCCCGCGCGTTGATCTTCTACAAGATAAGGCGCTGAGTGCATTAAAGCACCATACAAATACGCATCAGGAAAGTATTGCAAAACCCAGTTAGATGTGGCGCTGTCGCTTAATGGCGTTATTCTTGCGTAGTAGTAAAGCTCACCAGTGTATGATGCATCTGGAGTAGGCCACAATTCTATTTGACCCCCCGTTATGCCGTAAAATTGAGGCTTACCACCCGCATCCGCGTTGCCCTCTCTGCGCTGCTGCAATGCCAACGGTGTAAGCAACTCAATCGGGCGCTCATCTACGTCTAAATGAAACCGAACAGCCTCTAGGAAGCCTTGCGGTAACTGGGTATATCTATCGTCAAGAGATGCTGTAGAACGTTGCTCCATGCGCCAGTGGCGTACTTTGCGCTCCATATCAGCTTCTGCCAAGCTAATGAAATCAGGTATGACCGATGTTAGATCATCCCTGTTTAGCCAGTTGGCTATAGATGTTTTTAGCTCTGAGTATGTTGTTATAGCCATTACAAGCCTCCGTAACCCATTAGACCGCCAAGGCGTTCATTGCGTTTTTCTTTCTGTTCTCTGAGGTAATCAAATACGCCCATCAGTGGTACTGCACCAAGTGCTGCAAATGTCGGCAAGCCTTTTTCCATGACATTGCGACGAAACTCTGGTGTTAAGCGCAGTCCATAAGCTGGGAAGTTTACATCATCGCTTTTCAGTCTGATTGTTTCTGGCTTTGCTTCTGGGTCAACCTTTTTCAAAATGCCACGAAAGCGGTTTTGAACATCACGGTTGTAAAAGTCTACAGCACCTTGCTTTGGATCGTTGTTGCCACCAACCTTGCCAATCATTGTTCTGTCTTGCGGTAAGGCTAAGAAATCTACGGTAGGATCGTTTACTGCATCAATTATGCTGCGGCGCAAAGCGTCATCCACCCAACGGTTTTGTGATGCCATCATTGGGCCTGCACCGCCTCTTTTCTTACTTTCTAAATTAGGCAATTCATCATAAAGCTCATTTTCTTGCCTAATCAGCTTTGCGCTTAATATTTCGTACTGCTTGTTACTGTCTTTATACTCAGAAACCAAGTCGTGTAGATATTTGGTTTCCTCAGTCACAGGTAATTTATTGATATTGTCTAACAGCAACTGTCGTTGCTCTGCCTTTGTAAGTCCAGTGATGTTGATAATCTTTTTGTCTAAATCTGACAAATTGTTTGGATCATATTCAGGCCGTCCCTCTAGCCTAAAACCTCTATTTGTTTTTCTAAGACGTTCGTTGAAGAAAATATCATCAAGCACGTCAGAGCGTGCATTTAAATCGTCAATCGCACCTGTTATTTGCCCAGCTACATTGTCTATTCTGTTCATTATGGCATTGCTTAAAGTCCGATCTTCCAGCGTTGCCTCATCGTAATCAGTCAACCTCGCAGCCGTATCAAAGTCCATTGGGATACGCGCTGCATTATCTATGTTCTGCTGCGCATCAGACTGTATTTCCCCAACATATCGCGCCCGACCACCATCAAGAACATCAAAGTCACCTACCCGCGTATGGTACTGCGTTAGCTCATCATTTTCACCGAAATGACTTGCGCCCTTGATAAAGTCATCGCTCACTTGCTCTGATGGATCAGTATATTGAAAGAAGTTCTCACGGTAGTTTTCCGCACCATATGGGAAATATTCGCTGTACTGCGTTTCGCCAGCGTCAAAGTCTTCGTTTACTTCAATATTGCGATTTTGAAAGAAATTTGGATCAGTATAAAACTCATGCTCCAAGCCCTCTCGCAAACTGTCCTCAACCATTGAACGTATACTATCCGCACCATAATAATCTATTACAGCTTCGGATGCATCGTTATGCAGGCGAACATCATCGCCACCAAAATCTATAATATATTCTGCATCTACTAGCTTTTCCTCATCCAAGCCTGTGCGTTCCATTAAGTCTTCTAATTCGTCAGCATCAAGATTATGTCCCGCTGTAACATCTGGCTGATATTCTAAATCCTCAGAAAACATATCTATATAATGGTCTACCTCTTGGGACATTAAAGGTTCATCATCTAAATAGTTTTCTTGAAACCAATCATCAAAGTTAAAGTTTTCAGTAGTAAGCTCTGTATCACCAAAAACGCCATAAGCCTCTCGCGTTTCTTGCGTCAAACGCGGATCATTGCTTTTTAGGTAATTAATCAATTCTTCTTTAGTGACTTTTTTACCCGCAAAGGTACGATCCATGCCAGACCATTCAAGCTCCGCTTCTTTACCGCCACCTTTCAGCAACATACCGCGCATTTGCTCATATGTGCCTTTGTTTTGCTTCAAGTTCTCTGCCGCGCGTAAAGACGGGCTAAACAATTCTGCACGGGCGGGAACAACATCTAAGGGTGGCCCACCATTATCACCAATACCAGCAGCACCAACAGACTGAGGCTGGCCACCTCTTTGGAACGCCTCTATAACCCCACGCGGATCGCCCTCTGCAACAGAACGTGCAGCATAAGTTGCATCTGAAATCAAACCACGCGCATTCTCTGCCGCGTTATCAACAGACATCCCAAAGGTTTCCGCTAGACCCGCTGGCGCTGTAAGATAACCCATTCGCACAAGTGCAGCAGGCGCAAGTGTCATTGCCATCTCAAAGCCCATGTCACGCGCTGCCGCTAATCTAGCTGCATTGGTCTGCTCTGGATCAAATACAACTGAGGCATCTTGCATTGCGCTACCCATCGCATTGACGGGGTTCATCTCGTTTACAAACTGACCTGCTGGACGCAAATTAGGTGGCAAGAACCGCTCTAGGTTCAAGTCATCAACATAGTTATCTAACATCTTGCGGCGTTCTTGACCGCCCATTCTTAGAAAATCAATTAAGTTCATCACGATCCCCAAGCAAGTACGTTAGCAAGCCTGACGCATAACCTCTGCGCCGTGACGGTGCCTGTAATAGCGTTTCCGCAGTATCACCAAGTATAATACCAAGTTTGCGCATTTTCCCCATGTCATCCGCTTGGTTTATTTCATGCAGCTTATCAATAAAGTCCATGCGACCTCGCTCGTAGCTGTGCGGGTACATCAATCCACGACCAACACCTTGCCGTGGGCCATATTCGCGCATCATGCGCTCCATGTACTCCCGCTGCCGAATGTCTTTGTCGTCAATGCCTAGCTTTTCTAACTCGCGCAACGCACGGGCTATCACACTATCGCTGTAATAATAACCCTCTGGGCCATCTTCACGCAAACGAAAGGCGTTGTATTCGTCTTGTGCCTCTCGCGCATATTTGTCGCGCATTGCGTTTACAAGCTGATCCATTACCACTTAACCTTATTTGCCCAGTATGCCGCGCTCATCTTGCCCTTGGCGATATTCTTGGCATGTCTTGCTTTGAATGATTTAGCGCGTTTGGTCATTGTCTTATCGCCTGTCTTACCCTGCTGCCCAAAGCGGATTGTCTTAACCTTGTCACCTTCTTTTGCCACAACAACGTGTGACTTAGTTTTGTGGTTTGGTGTACGCTTTGGCTTGTTGTAGCCGCTGACACCCGCACGGGCTAGTCTAGGGTCTTTTGGCATTAGAAGAAACCACCACGAAAGTTTTGCTTGATGATATTCTGACCTAGCATCTGGTACATCTTAGGCTCATTTGCTTTGAGGTAATCTGCCGCTTGTACACCATCAAATGATTTGTAGGTTTCGTTTATTAACTGATCTACTTCTGGGGCAAAAGAAAAGTCGCCTTGCTCACCGCCTGACAATACAGAACCAAGGTTAGCTAAACCGCTGTACATTCCACCGCCACGATGCATACCACCTGATGCATAACGTCCACCGCCATCACCCATGTCGGTCATATCACGGTATCCAAACACGTTGGCAAATCTGTTGCCAAAGCCACCGCCTTGCTTATTACCGCCACCCATAAACGACAAAAGACCAGCGCGTTGTGGTTGGTTCTGAAATACATTTGACTGACGATACTGAGCCTCACGACCTGCGCCTTGTGTGCGACCTAGAGTTTTTGCCGTACGCTCGTAGTAATCCTCATCACGGTCTTTTAAGCCAAGACCCATTGATAGATCGTCAAGGATACCCATTACTTTTTCTTACCGCCTTTGCGGCCCTTCTTTTTATATCCACAAGCCATTACTTTTTCGCTTTCCTTTTCTTAGCTGTCTTTGCTGCTGCTTTAAATGCTGCTGCTGTTGGCGCACCTTTAGACCCAACCTTGCGCATCTTCTCGCCAGAACCAGCCTTAATCCGCTTCTGTTTATTGTGAATGTTGGAATACAAACCTTTTTTGGG